AATCACTAATGAGGGCCGAATCCACACACCCGCACCCTTGATCTCCGCAATGAACGAATACCGGTCGCCCCAAATCTTCAAGTGGTGACCCAAAACATGATGGTTCTTGTCCACGTCGTCCACTACAACTACTTGTTCCTGCTGATAACCATCCCACCACTTGTTCACCGGCTTGGGATAAGCATTCGGGAACAAGTCCCTCACCGCATAACTCTTCCCACTCCCGGCGGTGCCGTATATCCATACACCACATACGTCCGTCAAGCCACCTGGATTCCTGATAGAATCAGCAGCTATTCTCTTCAAAGTAGAGTAATAACGTACATAGAGCTCGTCTTCGATCTCATCAAACTTTCCAGCGCTGGCCAACGCACGCACATTACGCCAGCGCTCCTTCTGGGTCTCACCCTTTTGCTTCTGCGAAATAGGGCGACTACCAACTTCATGAAACTTGCCATCCTTCTGGCAGTATTCAATATTCTGGCTGGGCGACCCTTTACACTTTTCAAGATGAACTCTAGGACCAAGCAACTCCTTGGCCCTCTTAAAACTCACAACATATGCAAAATAAACATAACCCTGAAGATGAGGAGTACCAGACTCACCAACTTCCTCACCATAACACATGTACTTCACCGACTGCTCACTCGCAGCACGACGAAGAATAATCTCCCCATCACCTGGAGACGGATTATTAAACGTCCAACACCACGATCGACTTCTGATCATCTGAATGATCGATCGATCACCATGCGCACTATTTATAAAGACAAACCCATGGTACCATGGGTAAACGTTACTGCAACAATTTTATTGATCACTGATCACTAGGTCTAGGTAATACTTCCGCTAGACCTAGTGTGCATTTCCGTTACGTCGGAACTTCCTCCGCTTGTTGCTCTTCCAAAGCCAACGTAGCAACAGATGGCTGAGTAATGGCATCCAACCCATTACTCTCAATATGCAATGGATTAACCAACTTAGGATACTTGACTCGAAGCCAAGTATTATTCGTAATGACAGCATCCAGTAAAGAACTGCTATAACCAACCAAAGCTTGCTCACCGGCTTCGTCACTATGAGCCACCTCACCATACTGATGCCACACTGCAGTATACGTTAATCCTAACTGATTCGTAGATGTGAGCGTAGCAAACTCCACACTGTTAAAGAATCGAGGCTTACGCTTTAGCATAAACATCTTACCTGTAGTCTGATGAATAGTAGCACGCTCACGTTTCACCAACTTCCAGTAACGTTTAAACATATGCAATACATTACCAATACGACAACCCATAGACTCCCACGTATTAGCATCCGCAGTCTCAAAACTGGTTCCTGTCGCACCAACAATATACCGATCATACACATCCTTCAACGTAGTCTCCAACGAAGTAGAAGTGTTAGTCTTCGCAACGAACCAATACAAATCAACATGCGCCTTATACGCATAATTATTCTTCATATAAATCGAAAACGAAGACTTAATGTTCCAAATAACATCCCTACCACGCAGATCGGTAACATCCAACGTCGTCGTACCCGACGCAGCTGGAAACTCAATAACATGAGAATCAATGTACCCATTAAGGCTCGTCAAAGTATTAAAAATACTAAAGTTAAGCTCCTTAATATTAATCGGGCTACTATACTTAATAGTCGAAAGATTATAGTGTCTATTCCACTTAGTCCACATAGCCTTACCGGCAATCATGGCCTTCACTGTGCGTCTTGCCTTCTTCGACAACGCACCACGAAATCTAGAACGAACTCTTTTACGTTTCCCGCGAAAAGACCGACGACCACGACCACGACCACGAGGAGCCCTGCCAATTCCAGGAGCATAGCGTCCACCACGCAACGGCATATAACTAAATGGATTCCTTTTCTTCACACCACGCCAAGGAACCTGTTCTGGTTCCTCAACCATGCCACTATCATGACGCCAAGAACGCCCGGACCGACGCCACCTATCAATGTACCGCCTATAAAAATTACCAAGACGAGCAAACCTCTGAGCAATACGGGCATAACGCAGAGGATTCTCATATATATCTCTAGCTAGGGCTCCGCCCGCTGCAAAGCCAACCGCAGTACGTCGGCGAGGTCTCCATACAGACAAAGCCATAACGAAATGAGTCGGGCTGTATCAAAAAAAGCATCTTCTGGTATCGCTCAGAAGAAATGCGCTTCGCGTCCGATATCCAACCTTTGTGATGCCATCTCAGCCCCCCCCGACCCTGGCTCCGGCTACCAGCGGAAGCTGCGGTTGCTTCAATGAATCCGGACTTGCGCACACGCAAGATCCGGTCCCCATCTCAGCCCGCACTTCCGTTATCGCCTCCGACCGGGTCGTGTCGGGGGGGGCTTCGATGGGTCAGCGAAAGGGGAAATCGAATGGGGGCGCACTTTTTCGCAAACTCCGCACTAATCTAACAAGTCCCATATGTACTATCTACTAACTCCCAGGGACATAGGGAGGGGTCCCTTCGGGACCCCTCCTAGTCTTAACGCTTTCCAATACTATGAACAGCTATAAGTTCAGAAAAAACTTGGACAATAAGCGCGAACTCTTACGTCAAGCCTTAGCGTTCGAATACGTTATAGCTGGACCTTTCGAAACTAAAGTGCATAAACGATACCGACGGTTCATTATGCATGATTTAATCAAAACAATTGGACTCAAGTCCAAATGGATGCAACTACCAAAAGACATTCGGGAACACATAATAAAATTTTACTGATGCATCAGTTACAAAAATGAGCGATCCGGCACAAATGGACAACGAATCTGAACAAGACTTCCACGAGGTACCCTCGGACGATGAAGACTTAAACCGCGCATGGGAAGACTTTATCAAAGAAGAGGTGACAAACTATCGCCGCGCTCACACTGCTCCTCCGGGGATGATCCGACTGGATCACGACTTTGGCAAGGGGCCAATAAACTAGCCATTTTAACCGAAATACAGTCTTTCAGAGAAGGCTGGCAGCCAAACCAATTCATCCATTGGATCGACTGATAACGCCGATTCAACGCATCCCGTGTCTGCGCATCGTCCCAAATCTCCTCGATTGAGTATTGCGAAGTCACAATCACTAATGAGGGCCGAATCCACACACCCGCACCCTTGATCTCCGCAATGAACGAATACCGGTCGCCCCAAATCTTCAAGTGGTGACCCAAAACATGATGGTTCTTGTCCACGTCGTCC